ACGAAATCAACAATGCTATGCAGGAGTGCATTAATCTTGAAACAGGCGAAATTGACCTTGAATTGTTTGAAAAGCTTCAACTTGAAAAAGATGAAAAAATTGAAAATGTTGCTCTTTGGATAAAAAATCTCTCTTCCGATGTTGAGGGTATGGAAAACGAGAAGAAAGCTTTTGAGGAAAGAATTAAGGCTACCAAGAATAAAATTATTGCCCTCAAAACTTATCTTGAAATGGCGTTAAACGGCGAGAAATTTCAAACAGCAAAATGCAGCATCACTTTCAGAAAGTCGAAATCCGTTACTGTACTTGATGTTTCAAAGCTTGATAAAGATTATCTCAAATATGCAGAGCCGATGGCAGACAAGACGGCTATTAAAAAAGCCATTGAAAGTGGTGTAACCGTAGTAGGAGCAAGCCTCGTTGAAAATCTTAACGTTCAGATAAAATAGGAGGAATAAAAAGTGACATTCAGAGATTTAAAAGCTGAGGAAATAGACGTCAGAGTAGCTACCGTATCGGAAAAAGGTTGTTCATTATTGCTATATAAAGATGCACGGTGCGATATGAACATTCTTGACGAAACCGTCGGAGCTTTGAATTGGCAGAGGCAACATTCAAGGGATAATGCTAATTGTACTGTATCTGTATGGGATAGCGAAAAATTACAATGGATAAGCAAGGAAGATACAGGGACTGAAAGTTATACCGAAAAGGAAAAGGGACAGGCTTCTGACAGCTTCAAGCGTGCTTGTTTTAACTGGGGTATCGGCAGGGAACTTTACACCGCCCCATTTATATGGGTTAACGCTGATAAGCTCAAGCTTATCGACAAGAACGGTAAAAAGAGTACATACGACACTTTCATTGTTGAAAAAATACAGATTACCAACAAGAAAATCACTGGACTTGCAATCAAAAATAATCGTGGTGAGCGTGTATATGTATATGCCGAAAAGGAGAAGAACAATGGCTAAACTACCGTACACAATAACGATCTGCCCAGATCAACCGAACCCTAAACAGTACACGGCGATGACACCCAAATTGGTTAAGGCCATGAGGATGGGGGGAAATGATATGACGATTGACCAGCGTAAGTTTGTATGGCCTGCGAAATCATCAGATTTTGAGGGCAAGCTACGCGCAATGATAGATAAAACAAAAGAATAAGAAAAGGTACTAACGGCCTAACATCAGGCCGCTTTCCCCCGTGACAGCTAGGTTGCCAGACCAAGGGACCGCCTAGCGCATTTATTGTAAAGCATATTAAATTAATTGTAAGGTAAAAATAATGAGGCGCCATGCACTGCTAGACCATCTAATTGAGAGCCGCTGGGCAGATGATGACCAGGATTTAGTAGAGTTGCTAGATATATCTAGGTCCACAATCAGCAAGATCAGGTGCCGCAAGGCTATAGTGAACCCGTATCACATCCTGAGCATTTACGACTCAACTAACCTCAGCATCGACGAAATAAGGGGGCTCATTGACAAGGCATCGAAGGAGACACATGATGAAGACGAGTGATACAATGGAACCTAAGCTGTGGGAGGTTGTAGTGGCTACGATATCAATTGTGCTGCTATTCCTTCTCGCTGCACTACTTTAACCTGTAAGGCACCCTTAAAGGCAGCCTTATAGGCTACCGGTGGTCTGGAGTTTGCCTTGGTCGGTTTCGCCAGGCCTGACGCCCCGGAAAGACGGGGAACTTGACAGTATTAGTCTGGGCAATTATTATTCACACATCTGTTTGGGTGGTGCCGAACAGTAGTTCAATACAGCGAGAGAATGCCCTGATAAGGCAGGCTTCGTCAAAAGCTTCGAGAATGTGGTATTGCACACTCTCATAAGCGGCAAACCAAGCCTAAAGCCTACTTATCAGGGCTTTTTTATTGGTGCCGCGTACCCGTCAGGGCGCGTTAGTAAATGGTCTGCATGGACTGAACCCGAGAATCACCGGCTGCCGATTCACCCCGGAGCAAGCCGAGAAGCCTGTCAGTGAGGGACTTCGTAAGATAAGAGGGCAAGTGGTGAGACAAACCTCTTATCGATGAATCGCTGCCATCTTGGGTTGCTAGACTATGAGACAGGATCTCTTAGTTGGGCAGGGTAGATTAGTTAGGCTTCGCAAGAGGTTTGCTAATCACCCTTGGGTAAACTATGGGACTTTTATGACTACTTTTTACATGATGTATGTTGCAGGAACGGCAAGGCCGAAGAAGGTTCATGCCACGCTAGAATCAGCACGGGAAGCGGTAAAGGCGTACAAAGAGCAGGGCGGGACACGAGAGTGCTTCATCCTGGCGCCGATAGAGACGTTCGCAGGCCGGAAGATACTAACGATCAAGCCAAAGGTGACGGTGGAAGCCAGAGCCCAGTAACGATTACCTTAACCAGGGAAAGAGATGAACCAGCTTACCGAAGAGCAGATTAACGAGATATACGACAAGGCCTCAGCCGAAGCCTGGAACAGCCTCACTGCCTCCGCGCCAAAGATATTCCCCATCCTCTTCGCAAGAGCTATCGAGGCCCATCACGGGATACAAGATAGACAATCCCCAGAAGCGTAAGTACACTCTGACCAAAGGAGCACACTATGGCTAAGATGGGAAGACCAAGCATATACAACGCTGAACTAGCTGCGAGTATCCTAATTAGGATCAGCAACGGCGAGTCATTGCGCAGTATCACGAAGGACGAGGGGATGCCGACGCAGAGCTCGGTATACCTGTGGTTGCTACAAAAGCCAGACTTCTCAGAGCAATATACGCGTGCACGGGAGGAACAGGCCGACACTTTAGCTGACGAGATCCTAGCTATTGCTGACGAGCCGCCCTCTGAGGTGGTTGACGACCGCGGTGTAAGCCGCACTGACAGCGGCTGGGTTAGCTGGCAGAAGAACCGCGTTGACGCCAGGAAATGGGTAGCCAGCAAGCTCAAGCCAAAGAAGTACGGCGAGTCGCTGAAGGTCGGTGGTGACAAGGATAACCCATTAGCGGTGACGGTAGGGACCGAGGTCTTCGACAGCGTGCTAGAGAACATGGCGTTACAGAAGCAGCTGCAGAAGTCTAAAAAATGAGTGACTTAGCCGAGGTGCTCAAGGACGAGACGGTGCGCCGTCAGTTCATGGCACTGACCCCCGTTCAACGGGCGGCGTACGGCTGGCGCATGACCTGGCTATCTAAGGCCCACGCGCATCAGATATTGCCTACCGGGGACTGGTGGAGTGTCTGGTTGCTTTTAGCGGGTAGGGGTGCGGGAAAAACGAGGACAGCGGCCGAGCAGCTGGGCTGGTGGGCATGGACCGAGCCCAATACCCGATGGCTAGTCGGGGCGCCAACGAGCGCTGACGTACGCGCTACCTGCTTTGAGGGGGATAGCGGGCTGATGTCGGTGATCCCTCCTGCCCTCATTAAAGACTACAACCGGGCCTTCCACGAGATTGTGCTTGTTAACGGGAGCTTAATTAAGGGCATCCCGGCATCTGAGCCCGAGCGATTCCGCGGCCCGCAGTTTCACGGCGGCTGGTGCGATGAGCTGGCGGCCTGGGACTACCTCGACGCCGCCTGGGACCAGATTAACTTCAGCGTTCGACTCGGTACGCATACCAGGCTAATCTGCACGACAACGCCACGCCCGAAGGATCTGATCGTTGAGCTCATCGGCCGTGACGGTGACGACGTTGTTGTTACAACGGCATCGACCTACGACAACATAGCGAACCTGTCGGGCAACTTCCAGCGGCAGATCCTGCAGTATGAGGGAACCAAGCTCGGCCGGCAGGAGATCTACGCCGAGATCTTAGACCCTGAGGAATCGGGCATCGTTAAGCGGGATATGTTTAGGCTCTGGCCTAACGGCAAGGAGTTCCCAAAATTCGAGTACATCATTCAGAGCTACGACTGCGCCTACACGGAGAAGACGGTCAACGACCCGACGGCCTGCATTACGTTTGGGATGTTTAAACCGCTGGACGGTCCAATGTCGGTGATGGTGATCGACGCCTGGCAGGACCGCCTGCAATACCCAGACCTGCGCCCAAAGGTCATCGATGAGTACGACACCATCTTTGGCGAGGGTAAAGACAAGAAGCGGGTTGACCTAATCCTAGTCGAGGACAAGAGCGCCGGCATCAGTCTTATACAAGACTTGCAACGAGCCCATCTACCGGTCCGGGCCTACAACCCTGGCCGCGCTGACAAAATGCAGCGACTCAACATTGTCTCCAACATCATCGCCCGCGGCCGTGTCTGGATCCCGGAGAGCAGCGTACGCAAGGGCTATGTCCGCGACTGGGCCGAAGGGTTTGTGAGCCAGATATGTAGCTTCCCAGAGGCCACGCACGACGACTTCGTGGACGCCTGCACCCAGGCCCTGCGTTACCTGCGTGATGCCGGCTGGCTAGAGATCGACGCTGCCCCGCGGGATGACTACGACGAAGAGGACCTGATTGACTCGGGCATGATGACAACCAGGACTAACCCTTACGCCGCATGATCCATTACCGAGCCCCAGGCGGTGACTGCTTAGCTCTTGGCCTTAACTTCGGCTACGGTGACGGTGTCTTCTACGCAGCCTGGCTGTGGATGGAGGTAGGCACCCTAGAGATGTCCCTGCGTGGCTTTAAGCTTGGCCGAGAGACTGCCTGGCTCAAGCGGGACTGGAGCGCTGTGGCCAAATGGCTATTAGAGCGGGACCTGGCGGTGATCGACATGGAGGCCGCCGAGGCGCTTGTGGACAACCATAGCACGCACGAAGTGATTACGCCGGAGGGTCGGTGGACGGTTCACTGACCCACAGCGATAATTGCTAAAGTTAACAATAGAGGGTGACGCGATGACATTGAGCGAATGGTACCAAGCCGGCAACCACCTGCCTAACATGGCCAAGGGTGGCGAAGTCTCAGGCCCTAAAGGGTTCGGCCTCGCTGACGTTGCCCCGTTCGTGAGCCCGGTAAGCATGAAGACCGGCGGCCAGGCTCGGACACGGGCAGGCACGAAGGTAGCAAAAGATGACATGATTCCCGGCGCTCTACGTGGCCTAGCTCAAACCTTAGGGGGTGCTGCGCGTGGTGCGGCATCAACATTTGCTGGTGGCCCGGCAGATATTATCAACATGCTTGATCTCCCTAAGCTTATGACTGGCGAGTCTTACCAGATACCTTATGGCTCGGAGTACTTCAAAGAAAACCTGCCATTTGCGCCAACCTCGCAGACCGGCAAAATTAGCCAAGAACTAGGCGGTTTTGTGCCATTGCCGGTAAACGCATTGCCCCAGGCTCTCAA